TGGAGGAGTGGCGGGAATGGCAACTTGCTGAAGGACGAAAACGCAGCGAGGAGATTAACCGCCAGAATCACCAGTTGCGGGTGGAAAAAATCCTGAATCGTTCGGGCATCCAGCCTCTGCACAGCAAATGCTCGTTTGCGAATTATCAGGTGCAGAACGACGGGCAAAAATACGCGCTGAGCCAGGCCAAATCCATAGCTGACGAACTGATGACCGGGTGCACGAATTTTGTGTTCAGCGGTAAAACCGGCACCGGGAAAAATCACCTTGCAGCGGCGATGGGTAACCGGCTGATGGCGAAGGGGCGCAGCGTGATTATCGTCACCGTGTCTGATGTCATGAGCGTGTTGCATGACAGCTACGACAACGGCAAATCCGGGGAAAAATTTTTACAGGAGCTTTGCAGTGTTGATTTGCTGGTCCTGGATGAAATAGGCGTTCAGCGGGAGACGAAAAACGAGCAGGTGGTATTACACCAGATAATTGATCGCCGGACAGCATCACTGTGCAGTGTCGGGATGTTAACAAACCTGAATCATGCCGCAATGAGCACGCTTCTTGGTGAGAGGATTATGGACCGCATGACCATGAACGGTGGTCGGTGGGTGACGTTTAACTGGGATAGCTGGCGTCCAAATGTCAGCAATCAGAGGGTTGTGAAGTAATTTTTGTTGGAGGACGTTTTAATGGAAACTGTATTTGACGCACTGAAAGCACTGAAAAAAGCCTCTTCACAGGTAGTGGCATCGCGCCTTGGAATCAGCCGCGAAGATGCTGTCAACGAACTGTGGAAACTGAAGCGCCGTGGTGAAGCGGATAACAAGGGTTCGATGTGGTGGCTGATTCAGGCTGGTGAAAGTGAACCAGTGTCACCGGTACCGAAAGTGACAGCGCAAATGCTGACTGAGGCGATTGAACATCATGGCCCACAAACGGCGGATGAGCTGGCACTGATGTTCGGGATTACCTCCCGCCGGGCGAATTCATCACTGGCCATGGCAATCAGCAAAGGGCGTCTGATTCGCGTGAATCAGGGCGGTAAATTTCGGTACTGCATACCGGGCGCTGATTTACCGGCAGAGCCGAAAGCCGCATCCATAGCGGAAACGGATGGTAAAGCCTTTCCTCAGCCAGCAGGTGTTGCGTTACCAGTCGGGGAAGCGGAAACACAGGAAGAAATAAAAACGGAAAGTGTGGCGGTCACAGTGCAGTCACAGCCGTCGTTCACCAGAAAGCATCCGGATGGTCTGATTTTACCATCGCTGCATGTGGCTAACCGCGAGCTGCGCCGAGCAAAAGGTCAGGTTCAGAAGTGGGAGCGAGTCTGCGCCGCGCTGCGGGAGTTGAACAAGCACTGGGATATTGTTCGGCAGATTGTCGATTCATCCGGTCGTATTGTGTCGGAAAAGTGATAGCCGGAGGCGCTTATGGCGAAACCTTTTACACACGAACAGCGTGAAGAACTGAAGGCCCGAATTATCGGGCTGGTACGCAAAAATGAACGCATGACGATATCACAACTGGAGAGAGCGACGGGAGCAGGCTGGCATTCAGTCAGACGTTGCCTTGTGGATGTACTGGCTTTTGGCGATTTATACATGCCCGGTAAATACGGTGTTTTTACATCAGAACAGGTGTATCGCGTATGGCGTAAGACACCGGAGAAAACAACTGACCAGACATTGATTCGAAAGTTACCAGACGGAGAAATACGCCGCTACGACAGACGCCTGAACATAATCTGTTGCGAGTGCCGGAATAGTGAAGTTATGCAGCGCGTGCTGGCGTTTTATCAGGGGAAACTTCAGGAGGTGGCGTAGTGAATATCGACACCACGATAACGATCGATACGGCCCTAAATACCGGTCTGGCACTTCTCGGTTGGCTTTACATCATGTCCCGTGCATGGTGATGGCTTGGTTCCATTTTTCTAAAACAGTGGAAAAAACGGCGCAAACAGGAGAGACGCCAGAAAGCGTTAGAGGCGTTCTATGACGCATTTGAACTTAGCCGCATTGAGCCTGGCACAACAGCCAGGATAGCGACAAAAGGTGACCTGATGATAGTGATGTTCCGACAGGAGAGAGCAGAGAAAGGAGAATCAGCATGAAATTTTCCAAATTTTCTGAGTTGGTGAATCGCATTTTGTCCAACAACCACAGCCATCATCGCGATATGGATGTAACGATCGTTGTTCATTCTCCTGGTCGCATCGGTTCAACACCATCAGTTGAGGTTCAGTCAGTTCGGGCGGGTTTTGATTGGGATGCCGGGAAAGTGATGATTTTTCCAGCACAGCCACTGACCACGCTAACACCAGAACAGATTACTGATATTACTGATAGTGTGCGCAAAGGTCAGTCTTGGCACGCATATCAGGAATATAAAAAGCATAAAGAGCAGTTGGAAAAATTGTCGATTGAACTGGATGCTGCAAAACAGCGCGTAGCAGAACTGGAGGCCAGTCGCGTGACGCTGGCGGAGGAGAACTCGTGGCTGAAGATGCTCATAGAAGATCATGCTGGTTGTATTGCTGTCTGCCCAAATTGCTCTCATGAAGAACCCAGTGAAACAGACGACATTGTTTGGTCTTACCTTTCACGGGAAACGCCAGCCACCGATGCTTTCCTGGCTGAAGTGCGGGCGCAGGGGGTTGAGATGATGCGCGAACACCCATCAATCAAACTTTGCTCTTTGACGCACATATGTGACGAGTTAGTCGCAGAGCTTCGCAAAGGAGGCAACAAGTGAGTAAAACGAATCCGGGCTGGGCAAGGCCACTTATGGCGAAAAAGCATCATTATTTTGCTGAAGGTGAAATAACAAGTACTTGCGGTGGGTGGATGTATTTTGGCAATGAGCGTGAGCCGGATACATTCGAAAGTCCAGATGATTGTAAAAAGTGTCGTAGAAAATTAAATAAGGGAGGTGGTAAATGAGCGCAATTAAAGAAATGCCAGTGGAACGTAATGAATATGGCTGCTGGACGCATCCTGAATATGAAAAATTCTGTGATGGTCGGGAATATATTTCAACGGAAGAGTTTAACGCCTGGATGGAGAAAAATAATCTTCAGTGGGGTATCCGTAGTATGGATGAAGATGATTTTAATCTGGACGCAGATGGCCCTGATATTTCAGCATGGGAACCTGAGCGACCAGAAGGTGAGGGATGGTTTATCGGTTCGATACATGACACCGAAGATGGTCCTGTTTGTGTATGGCTGAGAAATAAGGCCGAAGCATAAAGGCTATAAACCAACAACTAAACACTGAAAATTTAAATCAGAAATGATTTTTATTAAATCCTTAACCGGAGAGATCCCTGCACCCTCAGAACATCAGGAGGCCGCCAGAAAGGGCGGTAGTGAAGAATGGCTGAATTAACCAAAGAATGGCTACAGAACACGATTCCCGGAATTGAGTCGATAATAGACGATAAATCGTTTGTATGTAGTGAAATAGCATTCGAAATAGGTGAGGTTAACAACATACTTACCGCATTTAAAATTGCACTGGCATCGCTGGAAGCCGAACCTGTAAGCCAAACTCACAAGTTTCCACACACGCAGTTTGAACAGATTGCTAACCTCTACGAAATGCAATTTGATGACGGTCGCACTTGTGCCTTTCACACAGATGCGCAAAAGGCTGAGCAATGGCTTCAGGCGTGCGACGGAAACAGGGTTCAGGAATACGTTAAGCTGGAACGGTTGCAGAATGCGCTGTCTGGCAACTCTCCGGTAACTCCGGATGGTTGGATAAGCTGTAGTGAGCGAATGCCGGATACCAAAACAGCCGTTCTTGTTGCCGTGGAGTTTGACAGGAAAGGTGACTGGCGAATGAAGTGGGCGACTTACATCCCGGGGCATCCTGACGCTAATGATGGGTGGATAATTCCTGGTGCGTCGTGGAAACCGTCACACTGGATGCCGCTACCAGAACCGCCGCAGGAGGTGAACTGATGGAAAATGAAGGCGATAATATCATCACACGGGTGCAGCCAAAGCGCGATGAAGAGAAGCTGCTGAACATTACAGTAACTGGCAGAAAAAACTACACACAACAGAGCTGTAAGCATCGGGCCATTGAGGTTCATGAACAGGATCGCGTTATCCTGTGCTTGCAGTGCGGATGTGTTGTGGACCCTTTTCAGTATGTTCTGCGGTGTGCGAACGATGGTGAGGCTGTGGTGAGAGAGATTAGACAGCTTCATAACAGACGCGATCAGCTCCGAGAATCTGTTGCCAGCCTCGAGCGTGAAGAAAAGAACACCAAAGCACGGTTGCGGGCAGCAAGAACTGCAATACTGTATGCGGAAAATGACCTTAAAAATATTGAGCAGAAGGTGAATCAATGACCTGGCCTGAAGCATTCGCAAATGCAGGAACAGTAATGGCGGTGGTGCTGGTTGTGTATTCGATTTGTCGCTGGAGATAAAAACGGTTTGCGGGAAAAGGAGAGTTAAGTAGAATTGCTGCGGGTGCTTGAGGCTATCTGCCTCGGGCATGAACACCAACGGCAGATAGAGAAAAGCCCCAGTTAACATTACGCGTCCGGCAAGACGCTTAACATTAATCTGAGGCCATATCTATGCTCTACACACGTAGGTTAGCCTCTTACGTGCCGAAAGGCAAGGAGAAGCAGGCTATGAAGCAGCAAAAGGCGATGCTAATCGCCCTGATCGTCATCTGTTTAACCGTCATTGTGACGGCACTGGTAACGAGGAAAGACCTCTGCGAGGTACGAATCCGAACCGGCCAGACGGAGGTCGCTGTCTTCACAGCTTACGAACCTGAGGAGTAAGAGACCTGGCGGGGGAGAAATCCCTCGCCACCTCTGATGTGTCAGGCATCCTCAACGCACCCGCACTTAACCCGCTTCGGCGGGTTTTTTGTTGTTTATTTTCAAGACGTTTGAGCTTTTTGAAGGTGCCGGAATAGAATCAAAAATACTTAAGTAGCGCGCAGGGAGAAGAGGGATGGACCCCTTAAGGGGAAATGTTAAAAGTTCATAGGGTTTTGTTATGAATGATAAGGAATTAATTGCTGCGCTTTCTGTACCGGGTAGTTATGAGGTGATAACCCTTGCAAATGGAGAGTTTATTGTAATGCCGTTACCACCCGACGCCATTCTGATCACTAAAGAATCTCACATGGATTCTGTCAGCCACTTCTGTATTAAAGAAGACTAAATTATACTGGTGAAGCCAGCCTGAACAACTGGCTCCTGTCGCACCATTACGAGGGTTGTAGTGGTGCATTATACCAAACGTCATAATCCCAATAATTCAGTCGACCCTGCCAGCAGGCACGGACGGCGATTTTCCGTATCTGAAAAACACCCTTTCTACTATCCGGACTGTACGACGCATGAACTCGGGGAACTTGAAGAGTTATACGGTCGTCGCGGATACACAATAATAAAGCAACTCAACCCTGACGGCAGGACGTGGTTTGTTTCGGTGACATTACCTGTATCAAATCATCAGCCACGTACACCAGTCAGTTATTGCCAGCGCATCTGGAGGTAACGTGCGGGTATTACTTCGACCTGTTCTGGTACCGGAACTCGGGGTGGTTATCGTTAAGCCAAGCCGTGAATCCATGCGGGTATTTCATGGCGACAGGGTGCTGGTGGAGTCTGAACCGAAAAGCATGCGCGGTCTGCCGTCCGGAGTCGTCCCTGCCGTTCGCCAGCCGCTGGCGGAGGATAAATCATTACTGCCATTTTTCAGCGATGAGCGTGTGATTCGTGCTGCTGGCGGCGCTGGCGCACTGTCTGACTGGTTATTACGTCACGTGAAATCCTGCCAGTGGCCACACGGCGATTATCATCACAGCGAAACAGTCATTCACCGTTACGGTACCGGCGCGATGGTGTTGTGCTGGCACTGTGACAACCAGCTGCGCGACCAGACATCAGAATCACTCGATCAACTTGCTCAGCAGAATCTGGTTGCCTGGATGATTGACGTCATCCGTCACGCAATAAGCGGCACGCAGGAGAGGGAGTTATCGCTGGCCGAATTATCCTGGTGGGCGGCCTGCAATCAGGTGGTGGATGCACTACCTGAGGCAGTAGCGCGTCGTTCTCTGGGATTACCGGCGGAAAAAATCCGCTCCGTATACCGTGAAAGCGACATCATACCGGGAGAACAGACCGCCACCAGCATACTGAAGCAGCGCACAAAAAATATTGCGCTACCGCCTCACACCCACCAGCAACAGAACCCACCACAGGAAAAGACGGTGGTCAGCATTGCCGTTGATCCGGAGTCTCCGGAATCCTTCATGAAACGACCTAAACGTCGCCGCTGGGTAAATGAGAAATACACACGCTGGGTAAAGACACAGCCGTGTGCGTGTTGTGGTAAGCCAGCGGACGATCCTCATCATCTGATTGGTCATGGTCAGGGTGGAATGGGAACAAAATCCCACGATATTTTCACGCTACCGCTGTGTCGGGAGCATCACAACGAGCTTCATGCGGATCCGCTGGCGTTCGAAGAAAAGCATGGTTCCCAGGTTGATTTAATTTTTCGTTTTCTTGATCACGCCTTTGCGACTGGCGTGCTCGGGTAAAAGAGGTGACTGATGCTCATAGAGTTTGTTTTGCCTTCCCCGCCGACGGTGAACACCTACTGGCGACGTCGTGGCAGCACATATTTTGTATCAAAAGCCGGTGAGCGTTATCGCCGGGCTGTGGCGCTTATTGTTCGCCAGCAGCGGCTGAAATTAAGCCTGTCCGGAAGGCTGGCGATAAAGGTGATTGCAGAGCCACCGGATAAGCGTCGTCGCGACCTGGACAACATTCTGAAAGCACCGCTGGATGCGCTGACGCATGCGGGAGTGCTCATTGATGACGAGCAGTTTGATGAAATCAATATTGTACGTGGTCAGCCAGTATCTGGTGGACGGCTGGGTGTGAAGATTTACAAAATTGAGAGTGAGTGAGCGTAAATATGATATATCCGGAAATTACAGGCAAAAGCGGCGAACATTTACGCCTGAACACGCTGGAAGCAGTCTGGATCCAGGGGAAATTACGGATGTGGGGGCGGTGGTCGTATATCGGTGGGGGTAAATCCGGAAATATGTTTAACCGGTTACTGGTTTCGAAAAAGCTGACGAAAACAGCAGTTAATGAGGTTTTACGCAGAATGAAGAAATCCGGGCTGGAAAAACCGGAACTTGAGGCATTTTTTCGGGATATGACAAGAGGAAAGCAGAAGAGCTGGTTGTCACATTGTACAGACACAGAGGCGTTGATTATTGATCGCGTTATCAGTGAGGTGCTTGGGGAATATCCCGGGCTAATCAATGTTCTCCGGCAAAGGTACGAAGGACGGGGGAATGAGCAAACTGAAAATGGCCGAAAGGTTAAATGCAGATCATCCTGATTGGTCGTTGGTTACGTGCAGACGCCGAATTGATCAATGGTTGGGGGTATCTGAATTTATGTTATATGCCCCCATGCGCATGGCTTTTGTTACAGAGAAAAATGTTGCAAACTGATCAATAAACTGCTTCAATCCGTATAAGCTTCGCAAAGCTGTATCGCGAGGCGAAACGCAAGTTTTTTTCGCACAAGGAAGCCACCGGAAGGTGGTTTTTTTGTGTCCGCGATATACAGTAGCGCAATAAATTCGCTGGTGGTTATTAATACCGTTCTTTCAGCTTGCTGGCTTTTTCGACAAGAGTTATTGGTGTGTCACGTTAACCGGAAAAGGGAAAAAGACATGCTAAAACAGCAGGATATGACAGAAACCGCCAGAGTGGTGTTTAATGAATTAAGCGTTACCGAACCGGCGACAGTCGGGGAGATAGCGCAGAATACTTACCTTTCACGCGAACGCTGCCAGTTAATACTGACTCAGCTGGTTATGGCGGGTCTGGCAGACTATCAGTTCGGTTGTTACAGACGCCTTCCGCAGTGAAGGCTTTTTTATTTGTGGTAAATGGGCGGCTGGTGGGTGTTAGGGGCACCCACCAGCCATCTGCTCATGCGTTGGGTTCACAAGCAAACCTCAGGCCCACTGCTTTGCGCAAAAGCAGAATGAGCCTATCAGAGACAGGCTTAATGATCCATGCTTAATACTGTAAAAATATCCAGTTGT